GCAGGATTATTACTCTTAATTTCCTTCCCTGCAATCATAAATGAAATGCTCATAGTAAGAGCAGAGTGCACAGGAGAAGCATAGTATAAGTCAATGAGATAATTGCTAAACAAGTTAGCCTCGCCAAGTGTTACCCATCCTTTAGGTGTTTCTTTCTCGGTAGCCTCTTGTGGCATTGCTGCTCCAAGATTCACTAACATTGGTACTGATGGCTGTGCTATATTATCCATTGTAAGTAATATCGTTATCTATTGTTAAATTCGGCTCAGTAAATCTTGGAGTAGTTACATCTTCTACTATTAAATATCCTTTCTCTATTACTCCCTCTACTGCCGCGTTTGTAGGATCTAAGTTAGTGCTGCTATTTTGCCCATAAACAATATAACTAAACCTTGCAGGATAGTTAATTAATAGGCTTGCAGCTGTTGGTGTATTAGCGTTAGTGCCAATACGAATGGTAGTATATCTATCATTCTCAGCTATCTTGGTAGGGATAGCGTAAAGCTTCTGAAGTGTCTGCTCGTTTGTTAATTCAAGCAGATAATGAGTGTATGTATTAGCAAGCAAAAGCTCCCCTTCCTTTAGTGTAAGGTAGAGGAGCTGTGCTGCTGTATTTTTAAGTAAATAAATCATGCTTTAAAGATAGCACAATTTAGTTTACAATGTACCTGCTACTACAGTAACAGTAGAGAAGTCTTCAAATGGAGTATCTCCAGCATCTTGGTCAAGCAAATAAGCTTTATCTTTCTCCTCTCCTGTGAACGTAACGGTATATCCTACAAGGTCACCCTTGGTAGTACCGGTAGTAGTAGTGAATGCAGTAACCTCAACACCATCTTTGTAGCCACACATCCAAATGTTATTGTTATTGTCCTGAACGAATAATACGTTACGGCCCTTAGCAATATTTTGAAGTTGTAATGCACGTGCAGCGCTCATTCCATGGAATGAACATACGATAGTTTGAGTGTAGAATACTGTGCCATTCTCAATAGAAATAGCAGCCTCTTCAGTAAATGATCCGGTGTGCTTAGGCAATTCGAATTCATACACTGAACCTGTAGGCAATGCAGTAACTAAGTTAGATGTGCCATCAATAGTAGCGTCATTTGCAAAGGTTGCGTATGCGCCAAGATAGATAGCTTTAATTCCACCAATTGCTTCTTTGCAATTAATTTGGAATCCAGCGGTAGTTAGACAGCTCATGTGTTTTTTATTATTTAATTAGTTAAATATTCTTTGCAAAGAATGGGCGGCTCATAGCCAACCCACTCTTTTAACAAAGGAGTATTATTATGGATTCATGAATCCTAAGATAGCCTCAGCAGGAATAGCTACTTGTGTTCCAGCGCGGAACTTCATAACCATTCTCACGTTATCTGATCCATCAGTTACAGACATATCTACAACCTTAACTTCGTTGAAGTCAGATACTAAGTCAGTTCCGAAGAATAGGTTATCAGCCTTAGCGAACAATGCTACGTTGTCCGGGATACCTGGGCAAACATAGATTTCGTAACCATCAAACATCAATGGGTAGTTAGAAGCAGCGTTGAACTGTTGTAAATATCCCAAAGCTGATAAAGCTTGGCGGTAGAACTGAGCAGTCTTACGGTTAATGTAAAGCTTTACAGAAGCATCTCCAACCAATGTAGCTGGCAATGCGTTAGCCAAAGTAGTCAATGAAGATACGATGTTAGCAGCAGTGAATGCGTTAGCGAAGTCAACATCAGGAGTACCACTCTTAGCAGTATCCAACACTTTCAAAATTCCGTTGAAAGCAGTAAAAGATGAAGATTCGAAGTTACCTTGCCATAGAGTGTACTCAATGTTCTCAGCTACTTTACCACTCAAGTGAGCGATAACGAAATCTGCGAAGTTAGCAGGAAGAGTATCGTTAGCAAATCCACGACCTGTTTGAGCCGCTTCCCAATCTTTTGCAAACTGATTCTTACAAACTTCCAAATTTACTTTAAGGTCAGTAACAGTCAATACGCGCTCTGCCAAAGTCAAGGTAGAATCAGCGTTGTCGAAGTCACAACCCCATGCTTTAACGATTCCTGTAGACGCTAAAGTCTTAAGAACCATCTTGTGCTTTACGTTTTCCTTAACGGTTACGTAGTTGTTAGCAATTGTATCTCCCGATAAAACTGCTGCGCTAATGTATGGCAGAGCTAACTCGCCAGCATAGCTTGAAGAAATGGATAAATTAGATGCCATTTTTTTTGTTTGTTTTTATGTTTGTGTTTATTTGAATTTGCTTAAAATTGTGAATGCTCTTTGTTGAGATGTCATGCGTGACATGTCTACATTTTGAGCTGGTGCTGCTTGGCGAGATTGCTTAACAGTTGTAGCTGCAGGAGCTTGTGAAAGCTCAACAATTTTCTTTTCAGCAGCGCTAAGCTTAGCCTCGAATTCAGCAATGATGTTGTTAAGTAGTCCTTCTACTTGTTCTTTTGAATAAGTCTCAGCAACCTCTTGTTCAACCGTAATCTCTACCTCAGGCTTCTCTTCTTCTACCTCTTCAATAGATGCGATTACTCCACTTGCTACAACGATTTTCTTACCGTTATCCAAAGTGTATTCGCCATCTGCTAAAGGTGAAGGATTGCCGTCTGCATCCATTACGAATATCTCTACTCCCTCACCCCATTCGGCAGCAGGTGAATAGATCATAGTGCCATCAGCTAAAGCACCCTCTGCCATCATCTCAACCTTTGCAGGCTCAGCAGCAGGAGTCTCTTCTACTGACAATTTCACCCCATGCTTACTAAGCGCTGGAGCGAACTTTTCTAAAATTTCAGAAATCATGTTCATGTGTTATAATTATTAGTGGAAAAAATTACAAATTCGTTTCAAGTGCCTGAGCCAATTCAGCCAATAGCTTCTCTAAGTCTTTCTCTTCTACGTTCTTCTCAGTTAGTGGGGTAAACCATCCCTCAATAGAAAAGCCTTTAACCTCGCCATTCTTTACAGCCTGCCATGTAGCATCATCATCTACCTTAACCCCTATCATCCACGTACCATCAGGAAGTTCAAAGCCGTAGTTATCTCCCTTATCTGCACCGAACTTAATCCATGACTCTACTACTGTAAGATTATTCACAGGCATTTCATGCTGGATAGTATGGTTATGGTGCATGTTTCTCTTTAAGAATTCCTGAGCAGTTTGCTCAATGGTCTCTTTAGAGTAAGTGATAAAGTACTTCTCACCATTACCATCATATCTAACTATAGGCTGATTAGGGATCAATGCAGGGCCATACAGCATGCGCTTCTCTCCATCTTCTACACGTGCTAACATTAGATTCTGTTTACTAAGCGCCACGAAGTCTACCATTATGGCAGGCTCGCTTACCAAACTTACTGCATACACCCCCATGTTAGAATCATCTTCGCCTAAGCCGTATTCAATCAGTTTTAATTTATCATTCATAGGTTTCATTTATTTCAAATAGTATAGCTTCAATTACTTCATCAATTATGAGCTCGGTATCTTGCAGCTCAGTCTTATCAATTTCAGATAATGCGTTTCGAACTCCTCTCTCTATGCACTTTTTAAGTAGTGGAAAGTTTGCCATATTTGTTATAGGTAAGATTGGTCTATTATCTTTTGTCGCGCTTCTAAAGCATTCGCTACGTTGCCTGCAAGCACATAAGTCTCTACTGTGCCAGGTGCATTATTCATCATATTAGCTCCGCTAAAGTCAATGGCCGGAGCATTGCCCATTCCTGATGGAGCAGTTAGGTTACCCCCATTAGGTGAAGGAACGCTGCCATTAAATTGAGTTTGATTAATCTTAACTATGTTAGCTATACCTGCTGCTGCTAATGCTGCTGCCTTAACAAAATTCATCCCTGTTAACTGATCTTGTGGAACTGCTAACTGTTGTACAATACCTGAAGCCATGGCTATAGTGGCTTGTGCTTTCTGAATATTTTTATTACGCTCAAACACTTTGCGCTGACTTGCTTCATCTCCTTTAGCCGATGCCTCGTTAAGTGAACTTAATGTATCTAATGCAAGTGAAGCCATTTCAAAGTTAGATTGAATGTTAGCCATTCGCATCTCTTGCTTTTTCTTGTTTTTTTCGTCTTCTA